CTTTATTTAAGTCACTTGAAAGGTGTTAATTGGTGTGTTAATATATTCATAAATCAATGACATGGAGGTACTTATTATGAGAAAAAATTGTGGAAGTATTGCAGAAAATGGTCGTGTAGCAATGAAGACTATCGTTGATGCTCTTACCTTAAAGGTGTTTGCAGATGAACCTAATAGTGATGATGACAACAAGGGTGGTGAAGATGGAAATTCTTCAAAGTCAACCATCAACTATGAAGATTTAATTGCAAAGGCTAGAAAGGAAGAAAAAGAAAAGCAATACAAGACCATTGAGAAGCTAAAGAAGACAGTGGAGACACTTACTGAACAGCACAACAATGACCTGTTGAGTATTGCGGAGTTAGGTAAGAAAGTTGAAGAAGCCGAAGCCAAACTGACAACAGCAGGTAAAGGTGATTCAGAAGAAATCACCACTCTTAAGAGCACTATTGAGACCCTTAAGAAAGAGAAGAAGGCTCTTGAAGATGAGGTCACAAAGTTCAAAGAAGTTGAGCCTGTTGACAGAAGTGCGGTAGAAGCAGAAGTAAGACAGCAACTTGAAGCAGAGTATGAGGTCAAGACATACAAAGCAACAAAGCTTCTGGAAATGAAAGATGAGATTTTAGTTCCAGAGTTAGTAATGGGTGATACCAAAGAAGCTATTGATGAATCAATCAAAGCCGCAATGGAAAGAAGTAAGGAAATTAGAAAGTCACTTGGGATTTCTGATAAGCCTAAGAAGACACCTAAAGCACCTGCTAATCCGAGTGTGGATGGTATTCAAGATAGTGGTGTTGACCTTGATAGACTTGCTAAGATGGACGTTAGAAGTCCAGAGTACGCTGAATTACGTAAACAATTAGGACTTAAATAATTCTTAACAAAGGAGGAATTCAGTGATGAGAAAGTCACAAATTAAGGACATTTATAAATCCCTGTTCGTGATGAAAGTACTTGCGGCAACATATACCCCAGATGTAACTGTAGCCACTGCACAGGGTCAAACTAATGGTGGTACACTGTTTAGTGATGCCATTCGTATGGTATATTCCAGAGAGATTGAGTTTAAGGCTCTTCCTCTTATGAGATTTTCACAGTTTGCAACAGAGAAGACTGAACTTGGTGTTGAGCCGGGTCTCACAATCTCCATGCTGACTTATGATAACCTTGTTCTTGGTGGTAAGCTTGAAGAAGCTAAGACAATGGCTACACAAGCACTGTCTGGCTCGATGAAGCAAATCACTGTTTCTGAGCACGGTAATGCTGTTTCCAATTCTGAACTTCTGGTTCAGTCTTCGTTCGATGATGTTATGGCTACAACCACAACTCTGCTTGGACGTGACTATGCTATGGTTCTTGACTGCGAACTGCGTGACACTGCTCTGTCTGGAACAAACAAGGTTTACGCAAACAAGAAGACTGCTCGTACAGGTCTTGTTTCCACTGATAAGCTTGATGTTGCTACTATCAAGGATGCTATTGAGACCCTTGCTACTAACAACGCTCCGAAGTGGAATAACCTGTATTGGATTTGCTTCGTGCATCCGCATCAGAGCCGTGACCTGCGTGATGACAGTGCATGGATTAATGCTTCTAACTATGGTGCGCCAGAGCAGATGTTCAATGGTGAGATTGGTAGAATTGATGATACCAGATTCATTGAGACAACTCTGATGTGCAATGGTAAAGCGGCTGTTACTGACCCTGCTTATAAGGCGGCTCTTAAGAGTGGTACTGATGGAAACCAGACTGATATCTTCCAAGCTGTTATCTTCGGTGACCAATACTTCGGTATTGCATGGTCTCTGCCTGTTGAACTGAGAGATAATGGTGTTGAAGATTTCGGACGTAAGAGAAGTCTTGCATGGTACGCTATCTTTGGTACAGGACTGCTTCACAATGACTACGGTGTAGTTATTGAGACCGCATAATGTAATTTAAGAAAGCGAGGTGCTAACCATGAGCAATAAGTATGATGCAATTAAAAAGGCAGTCTTTTATGCACATGAGAAGCCAGAAGCACTTGCCGATATTCTTGAAGGAAATGTATCTGATATCGTCACTAAGGTAACACTTAGCGGAGAAGATAGTATTGAGATTCCTAGTGGAGACACTGCCAACACTGCGACCTATACTGCGAAAGCGTTTAGTCAGTTTGGTGATGAAATGGCAGGTCAGACTATTACTATCGCACTGAAAGCGGCAGTAACAGGAGTTTCCATTTCTAGCGGAGTTGTATCGGTTGCTAAGACAGCCACAGCAGAAAGTTTCACTTTAACTGCAACTTGTGGTACTGTGGTTGCTGAGAAGACTGTTGCTCTGACTGAGGAAGAAGCTTAATAACTTATTGAACAGTAGGGCAAGATGGTCATTAAGATTGTCTTGCCCTATCTTATAACTATAATAATTTAAGGAGGAAATTATCATGGCTGTTAAAGGTGGAAAGAAAAAGCAGAGTGAAGTTAAGGTTGAAGAGCCTAAGATTGAAGATGTAGTTACGGAAGAAGTTCTTGATGAAGAGCCTGTCGAAGAAGAGAAGGAAGAAACAGTAGAAGTTGAAATTCCAGAAAAGAAGGAAGAAGAGATTACTGTTGATGAAGAAGTTCTTAAAGTCAAAGAGGACAAGATGCCGAGAGAAGACAAGAGGGTCAGAATCCGTATGAGAGTAGACCATCATTGTTCTATCGCAATGGAGCACTATGACCTTAAGCAAGGTAAGTGCTATGATGTTCCAGAGAATGTTAAGAAGATTCTTGATGAAGCAGGTCTCCTTGCCCCACTGTAAAATTGGAGGTAATTTAGATGTTATTAACTGTTGATGAAATGGTAAAACTTGTACGTAGTAGTGTAAATGTACAGATACCTACAGAGGATGAAAAGAATCCTCTTTTATATGACCAAGCTTACCTTGAAATGACGGATGATGACATTAAACTCTTTATGAAGTTAGGTGTTACTCGTGCCTATCCAGATGTTGAGGACTTAAGTGAACTACCAGATGGGTCTGAGTTTGCCATTGTACTTCTTACTAAAATTGAACTGTATCTGAAACTTGCGGTATTAGAAGCACCTAAAGTAGATATGGGTGCTGATAATAATAACTATCTGAAACGTGACCAGAGATTTAGTCATTATATGAAGTTAGCGGAAGATGCTAAAGAACAGTATGATGATTGGCTAGAGAATGAAGCAACAGGTGGTATAAATACAGTTAATAGTTATGATGTACTATTGAGCAACAGGCACTTCACACGTAGAAACTATGAGAAACAGGTGACACCTAAAGTACACGTTTACATAGATGAGGTGACTACAGATAGTGTAAATTTCCGTTGGAAGATGACCAATTCAAGTCACTTCGGAAGATACAAAGTCTTCATTAGCACTTCACCTATTATGGATAAATATGACAGATGTAAAATATCTGAGGATGCTACGTGTATAAAAATCACAAGTAATATTCGTGATACGTATCATTCTATTTCTGGACTTGTTCCAGACACACAATACTTTATCTTGGTTATCTCCCTTGAGCGAAATCAAGTCTTTGGATATTCAGAAATTTCTTTTACCACCCTTAAAGAGATTGAGGATGAAGAAGATTTATCACTTTCCGAATTATAGTTTGGAGGTGAGAAGTAATGGCTTACCTAGATATAAGACAAGACTTTGTTGATGGAGTTCATGAGATATTTTCTACCTTATTCAATAATCTTGCGGAAGAGAAAGATGGATGTTTTCTGTATTTAATGAGTAACCAGAGAGACACTAATATCTATGGTGAAAGAAAGTACAAATCTTATCAACCTGCAAAGAGATTGGTGTGTAAAGCTGTTATTACTCCGACTTACGGAGAAGAGACATTTGAAGAGATTAAAGACCAAGCGGAATTTACAGTTCCGTTAAAGTCATTATTGATGAATGGTCTTTCTGTCACTCAAGAAGGTCTAGCAGAAATGCGAAAAGGGATAATAAAGTTCCATGATGTTTATTACTTCATAGACAATATACTCCCAAAGGCTTTTGTTGAGGACGTTTTCTTACTCTACACCTTTCAGTGCAGTGAGGACATTCATAAAGAATATCTTGTTCAGCACTTCATTGAGGAAGAAACAGAAGAGACTTCTGAACTTACCTTTACAGAAGAGCAAGTGGCAGATAAATTCGCAGACTTTAGTGATGAGGTGTTTAACTTAGGTGTAGATGAACTTCTTGAGATTGAGAAATTAAAGGAGCACTATGCTGATGAAAGAGAATTTATCTCTGAGATAGTTAAACAGGGTATGTTCACAAACTCACTTGGTAGTTTGCTGAATGACAATGAAATCAAGACACCAGATGCGGTGGATAAAATCACTAAGAATGGTGACGAGAGCAGTGCTTTCCCATCATACGATGAGTAGAGGTGGAGATAATGAGTGGTGACTTAAAGTTAGAGTTAAGTGGTGATTGGAACAGAGCAGGTCTGTGGATGCAGAATTTAGCTGTGAAACTGAAACCTGCTTTTGAAGCACAAATGTGGTCTGATGGTCATTTTGTTCTTGAAAAGATGAGAGGACACATTGATAGTCAAGACTTGGGGTGGATTCCTCTTTCCCCACATACTGTTGAACTTAAAGGTGGTGACACCACCATTCTTGTTGAGACAGGTGCGCTGAGAAATGGTTTAGTAGTAAGAAGAATAAAATCAAGTGCTAGTGGTAGTACTTATTTCATAGGTGCTTCTCCGTGGAAGACACATGAAGGTGGAATGAGTATGTCGCAGTTAATGATATGGTTAGAAATGGGTACAGACAGGATGCCACCTAGACCATTGATTCAGCCAACTATAGAAGAGGTTACAGATATATTGAAAAGTCATTGGGTAGAACTAATGAGCGAACTAGTAAGGGGATGATGATAAATGTCTGCAAGTGTATGGTTTGAAGAAGTGAACACAGGACTAATTGAAGAACTGAAAAAGACACTGACAATTAAAGATGAGAAAGGTGACTTTGTTCCACTTCCGAAAGAAGCCTTTATGGTCAGAAAACCAGAAGAGGACTTTAAGTTTGAGACCTTACCTTGTGTGAGCATTTATCCGCTTTCTTACAGGCATAATCCTCTTAGATATTCTCCATATCCTATCGAAGTGGAACTTGATAAAGAGAGCAAGGTAGTCACCTTAGAAGACCATGCAGTATCATTCGACTTAGATTATCAAATAGATTTCTGGGCAGATTTTCAGACTGACTTAGATAGCATGACAAGAGCATGGCTCATGAAACACTTTCGCAGTTTCAACTTAAAGGTTGTAGATGATGGAGGTGTAGAAAGAACGTGTAATTGTTTCAATAAGACTAGTATAGTAAGGTCTGATTTAGTCCAAAATAAAAAGCGTTTATTCCATGCGGTAATAAAATATCAGATATGGGTAGAAATAGACGCAGAAACTAGATATAATGAACCTGTAGTAATTGATAGGGATTTAAGTCTCAATCAATTCTAATAGTTAGGAGGTATTTATAGATGTATAAAATACTAAATATCCTTGGTGGAGAGTTAGTTTGTACTCTTGCAAGTGGTACAACACTTCGTTTAGACGATAGAAAGAGCACCACGATAAAGGATTCTGAAATGAATGATTATCTTAGGACAATCGAGAGTAAGGGTTTTATCAAGATTACAAGTACCTCTACAAATAAAAATAATAAAAAGGAGGAATAAGAAATGCCAAGTTATACTACTCCGGGTGTTTACATTCAAGATGTTGTAAGCGGTAGTCAGACTATTGACCAAGCATCTTCCTCTGTGGGTGTCATGTTAGGTGTTACTCGCAGTGGTCTTGTTGGTAAAGCACAAAAGATTGGTTCTTGGACTGAGTTTATCAACCTGTATGCTAATGGTCTTCCTACTCCTTTCCTTGCAAACAGTTATCTTCCTTATGCAGTCTATGGTTTCTTCCAGAATGGTGGTAAAGAACTGTACATTGGAAGAGTTGCTGACAGTGCTCAGAAAGCTACAGGAACAGCTTCTTCAAGTAAGCTTGTTGCTACTGCTCTGTACGAAGGAACGTGGGGTAATGGAATTACTGTTGAACTTGAAAAGAGTGATGGTTGGACTTCATCGAACAAAATCTTTGATGTAACAGTAACTTTCGGAAGCAATGTTGTGACCGTTATTGAGTGTAAGGTTGATGACATTGTTGCTAAACTTAATGCTAATGAACAGCTTGCACAGTGGCTTGTGTTTAGTAAGACAGGTACAGATGAACTTGCAGAAGAAGACTACACACTGTCTGGTGGTTCTGAGGGTAATACTTTAACTGATTCCAAGTATGTGGATGCACTTTCGATGATTGATGTTCTTGATGATGTTACGATGGTAGCAATACCTGGTCAAGCATCTGCTACAGTAAACGATGGTATCATTAGTTACTGTGAGAATCATGAACTCTTCCCAATCATTGATGTTCCTGTTGGAACTTCTGTTGCAAGTGCTAAAGCCTACAGGCAGACACTTAACACTCTGACAGGTGTTCTGGGTTATCCTTGGGGCAAGATGAATGACCCACTTACTGATGCGCTTAAGCTTGTGCCAACCGCAGGTCATGTAATGGGTGTTTATGCACGTACTATTGAGAACAGGGGAGTTTACAAAGCACCTGCTGGTGTAGATGCAGTTGTAAGAGGATTCATCGAAATGGAATCTGTTTTAACACCTTCAAACATTTCTACATTGAACCCTGTTGGTGTTTGTTGCATCGTTTCTCGTCCGAACGCAGGTATCGTTATCTGGGGAGCACGTTCTCTTAACAGTTCAGACACCACAATGAGATACGTTTCAGATGGTCTTCTGAATCTCATGATTAAGAAGTCACTGTACAATGGAACTCAGTTTGCTGTCTTTGAACCTAATAACGAAGCACTGTGGAACAGACTTGATACTGCTTGCAGAGCGTTCCTTGAATCTCTCCGTCAAGAGGGTGCGCTGAAAGGTGAGCCAGAACAGGCATACTACGTTGTGGTCAATGAGACTAACAACCCAGAAGCTTCAATCAATGCAGGTATTCTGAATATCGAAGTTGGTTATGCTCCTGTTAAACCTGCTGAGTTCGTGGTTATCAAGCTTGCACACTCAATTGAAAGCGCAGAGTAAGAAAGGAGGTAAAACAGGATGAATAAGAAGTTCTTTGATATCTTAAAGAGTGTAGTTGTTACTAAGGCTTATGCCGCTAGGACATTCTCTAGTGACCCACTTCAAGCTTTTAAGTTCAAAGTTCAACTCAGTTGCATTTCTGGTGAACTTGGATTTAAGTCTGTTGGTGGTCTGTCCAGAGAAATCGAGGTAGTTGAGTATCTTGAGAACACTATTGACCACACTCATAAACTTCCGGGCAGAGAGACAGTTGGAGAAGTTACTCTTGAAAGAGGTATGTATTCTGATACTACTCTCATCAATGCCTACACCAATATCTTCAAGTCTGGTTCTGCAAAGAGATTTGATGCAACAATCAGTGTTTGCGACAGATTTGGAGCAGTCAAGAGGTCATTCAAGCTTGCTGAGTGTTGGTTCAGTGGTTATGAACTTGCAGACCTTGATGCGGAATCAAGTGATGTACTGATTGAAACACTGACCATGCAGTATGAATACTTCCTTTAATTAAGGTTGCTTGCCTGTTGGTTTTCATATATG